GGTGAAACCGAAGCCGTGAAGGATTTCGGGACAGGAGTAAAAACCGATCCCGAAAAGAGCTAAAGCAGCCGTATAAAGCTCTACCAAAACTCAAGAGGGGGGATAATTCCGCCCCCCCTCTTTTAACCCTCGCAAATACGTGTGGCACAGGGCGGTAGACGTTTATACATATATAACAAGAAATAGTATACAAATTCTTTTTTAAAAAAGAACGAAAAATGAACTTTAAAAAACTACTGGATTTACTCGAAAAAGGAGAGGACTTTATGGACCCTCTCTCGGGTATCATAGGCGACGCCGCAGGAATCCTCAACATACTAGGCGTAGGCAGAAAAAGAAAGATAAGGGATCAAAAAGAGATGGCAGAAAACGCAGCCAAAATAAACTACAAATACGGAGAGATGGCGGCGGAGAATGCGTTCGAAAGGCAGCAAGTATTATACAACAGAACCTACCAAGACCAAAGTTACGCTAACAAAGTCGCACAAATGGATGCAGCAGGATTGTCTCCAGGCCTAATGTATGGTGGAGGTGGGGCCAGCGGTGGGGGGGCAGGATCGACGACAGGTGCCCCCATGGGGGCAACGGGTGCTGCCGGGGCAGGATCAGCAGCCGACCCTAATGCACAACTACAAGCATTGATGTCACTACGACAGGTGCGGATGAGCGAGCGAAAGAACGAAGCGGAAATAAACCTACTTAATACTCAAGCAGATGCACTCAAGGCAGAAGCGGGTAAAAACAAAGAGGAAACCCAATCAATAATCGACAAAAGGCTATGGGAAGTAAAGCAAGAGATGTTCAAAGGATGGAAGGGCTTCATTGACACAGCAAACCAGCTATGGGATCAGATGGTAAAATGGCAACCCACAGAAAAAACAACAATCGACGGCAAGGAAATTGAAATACCTAAATACTTCGAAATAGAAGATGACAAATTCGGCAAAATTATATTCGGGGAAGAATCATTCCAGGGCGGTATGATGGCAGCTGAAAAACAGATCCTCGAAGGAACGGCGGCAATCAAAACTCTAGAGAGCATATACGCAGACAAAAAACTATCAGCAGAGATCAAAAAGATAAACGCGGATGCATGCAGCGGAATGGCTCAGGCGGCATACTATTATGCAGCAGGCGAGACCCAGAAAGCAGAAGCAAAGATGCTCGAAGTAAAAAAGAGAACCGAAGAGGCAACCGCAGACCTGCGAGAGCTTCAATACTGGACCGAGATTGCAAACACGATCATCAAGCTGGCACAAGTGGTAGGAAATTTGACGATCGGAGGAAAAACAGGAAAAATGATCAGAGAATACACGGAAAGAAGGATGAGCGAAACACCCCCCAGGAACTCAACAACAGTAACACAGCATTACGATCCAGAAATGCAATTCAAAGGAGTGGATAAAACCGTAACAACAAAATGGTAGAGAAAAATGATTTTAAGAGGGAAAATTTCAAATAAAACCAATGTGCCTATATCCAAGTATCATCGAGAATCCAAAATACGCCAAATCGAATGAAAACCGCAAAGGAATCAAGGATTATCGCCTAAGATGGATTCAAATTCCATGCGGGCACTGTGAAGAATGCAGGCGCGCAAAAGCAAATGAATGGAGAGTAAGATTAATGGAAGAAATAAAATCAAATCCCAAAAACATTATATTTGCAACACTAACATTCTCCGAAGAGAGCTTAAAAAGGCTGGAATATGACGAAAAGGAGCCAAACAAAGCACCACAAAAAGCAATTAGTCTATTTAGAAAGCGATGGTGGAAAAAATACAAGGCACCACTAAAGCACTGGCTGATCACAGAGCTAGGACATGATAACACCAAAAGAATACATCTACACGGCATTATATGGACAGAATTAACAGAAGAACAATTCGAGAAAGAATGGGGATACGGCTGGATATTCTTCGGATACGAAGTGAATGAAAGAACAATAAACTACATCATAAAATACATAACGAAAAGAGACGAAGAAAACCCCGAATTCGACGGAAAGATATTCACCTCAAAAAAGATTGGAATAAGTTACATAAACAAAAACACACTCAGAAGACACAAATACCAAGACAGATTCACGGAAGAAACGTATAGGACGGATTCCGGAATAAAAACCGCATTACCAATGTATTACAAACAAAAAATATGGACAGATCAAGAACGCGAAGCCCTCCGAATTATAAAGGAGGAGAAACAAACAAAGTACTACAACAAAACTCCTATCAAAATAGAAACAATAGAACAATACAAAGAATATGTGGACGCAGTAAAATACTGGCAATCAATCAAAAAGTATGACGGAAAGAGAAAAAAAAGAAATATGTAGAGGATATGCAGACCTAATTATAAGGAAAGAAAAACTAATTCGTGAAATATGGGAAATAGAATTCACAATCAAAAAATTGGAAAATGTGCTGAAGCGGAACAGAATTATAGAACCTATAAAAACAGAGGAGGCATCGGAGACAGATCCACCAAACTCATAGATCTGATCGGATTAGAAAGAATAACCTGGCGACACTTCCAGTTTGAAGGAACATTCTACGTAACAGAAGATGGAGAAATATATGACAAAGAATATGTAGAGATTCACAAACCACAAAGAACCGGCGTCAACTTCTACGAAGTAAGTGATTGGACATACAACGAAAAAAAAGAAATGTACGAACCGATCATCAGAAGAATTGTAATGATCAAAATCAAAGAAATTCAATTATCACTAGACCTATGAATGAAAAAGTAAAGAAAATCGTAAAGTGGATCGCGGTAATAGCAGCTGCGATCGGCGCGGCAGCTGCCGTGATCATAGAGCAGGGATGCACTCACAAGCACTATCTCAAGGCAAATGGTATCAAAATCGACACAATCGAAGTATCAACATCAACAAAGATTAAATAACATGGAAAACAAATTCAGAAAACAGATGCTCGCTGAAAGCAAAAAAAAAGAGGAAGAACTCGAAGATGTAAACCTCGAAATCGAAAAAAGAGAAGTATCAGAAAATGGCCCGTTCGTACTGATCTGCAACAAAAAAAACAAATGGGTAATCACAACATGCGGTGCACTCGTAAACGCGAAGGAGTTCGACACCAAAGAGGATGCTGAAAAACATCTAGCTGAAAAACATTGGGAGGACATCCTAACCGCAACACTCATATTCTTCACACACGTAAAAAACCAAATGGAAAACACCCAAAAAGAATAAGCCATGAAAAAAACACTAGGAGGAGACAGACTCCGAAGCGAGAGCAAAATGGAGGTATATCTGCCTAATTTCGGCAGATCATCGCACAACGTGGGAAAAATAATCCGAACATCACAAGCATGCGGTACGATCGTTCCCTATTGGTGCCAAATAGGTTTGGATGGAACGACATTCTACATCGACATCACGACAAAAGTAAAGACTTTGCCAACAACCGGACCTGTATTCGGAAGCTTCAAACACCAAATCGACGTATTCGTAATTCCGATCAGACTCTACATAGCGGCATTGCATAATAATGCTTTGGGGGTAGGGTTAAACATGAGCAAGGTATTACTGCCGCGATTCCTGGTTTACTCCGCCAACACATCAATCTATGAAAATGATACCAATAGAGGGCAAGTCAATCCAAGCTCACTGATCTCATACTTAGGAATAAAAGGATTCGGACACACTAAAGTTAATCAATACATACGGAGTTTTCCTGCGATATTCAACCTGGCATACTGGGATAT